TCCTTGGCATCTTTTTTCTTTATGCTGGCAGCAACTCTGGCAACCTCAGGTGAGGAAGCTTTCTTCTCACCCTCCTTTTGAGCTTTTCTAACCATCCCGAAGAATCTTTGTTGGGACTTTGAGACTGACTTTTCATTTAACACCTCCTCATTAGTAGCACGAGTAGTCATACCTTTGCCATCGTCATCATTAACAATGGGCATGACTTCTACGTTGCCAACCTTCTTGTTCTTTAGTTTTTCTTTTCTTTTCTTAGAATCAGTTTTGAATTGATTAAAGGATTTCATTTTTTCTTCTTAGACATAGCAATGATCTTGCTAACTTTCTTACGTCTTGCGTGTAAAAACTTATCAGACTTATCTACGTCACCATCATTGTCGATATCAGCGTCTGCCTTACCAACTGGATCTAACTTCTTCTCTGTTACATGCTCAACTGACTCTGCTGCTTTTTTGAATGCATTCTTAGCAGGATATCCTTTATCACCAGGTTTTGCTGGAGACTCACCTCTCTTTCTTTTTGCATGAATGTTGTCATATAGACCCTTCTTGCCTTCTTTTATCTCATCTTCGTGTGGAATTGTGTTACCATCTTTATCTTTTTGATGATGAAAATCATCTTCTTTAACACAATTAGGAACTTCTTTACCACCTTTCTTCTTAGTTCCCTTTGCCTTATATCCTTTCCAGCATGTAGAAGCACCAACGTTATCACGAGCTGCTGCCATACCTTCAGTAGCATATCTTCTCTTTTCTATGACGTATAGTTCTCCGTCAATCTCTACCTCTTCACGTTCTAAAACTTCGTACTCTTCCTTAGTAGCAAGTTGTGCTTTAGGTGATTCTTTCTTAGGACCTTTCTTTTTAACCAGAGTATTCTCTATCTCTGCACCATTAGACTGTGGATCCATGCCATCAAAAGGTGCTTCAGATAAATGTAAATCTGGTAGGTTAGTGTTTTGGAAGCAATCGCCACCCATCCACTTATTATATTGTTCCATCAAACCTGATGAAAAATCATCATTGTTTCTGACGGTGTTAATTCTTTCTTGCTTCTTCATTTACTTACAAGGAGGTTCTTCTCGTATTATTTATAGCTCTAACATTCTTAATCCACTCACGGAACATTTTTCCTTCTTCAGATATAACAATTGCATAGTTACCACCCACTCTGTGAATAGTTCCTTTGACTCCTGTTCTTGAAGACATGACACTATCACCCTCGCTCAGACCTTTTTCGTGTCTTTGCTCTTGTCTTAGTGCTTGTTCTCGTAATTTCTTAAAATTTATCATTTATAGTTTGCGGGTAAATTCGCTGCTACTTCCATCATCATCATTCGACAATCATCTTCTTTTAGACTGGTAGGTATACCAGATCTGAATGTTTTAAAATCTCCAGCAAACGCTGCTCTTCTCATTTTAGTACCAGATACTGCAAATGTGTCACCATCTGCGTCTCTACTACCAGAAGATACGATGTCTAACTTTCGGAAAGAATACTCGTCTCCATTATATTTATGAATCCACTGCATAGCGTTAACTCTATCAGATCCTACAAGAAATATACACTCATCATATCCTGCCATCATAATATCTTGCAAAACTGCTACTGGATCTCTAGGTCCGCTGTATATGTTAGATTTGTGTATAGGAAACATTTTTTTCATGTAAAATAATTTTCTATCTGGCAGCAAAGGGTTGTTTCCTTTGGTATCTACTGTCTGAGAAATGTAAATTCTATAATCATCTGTACCAGCAGCACGTTTTACACTATTAAAGTTTGCTTCGTGTCCTGTAGTTGGTGGTTGAAACCTACCAAATGTCATATAGCATCGTTTTGTTACTAACGCCATTTCTTTGCAACAGTAAAGTTATTGTATGAGAACTCAAGACGATTAACAAACTTAATCATGTCTCCATTCTTATGTAGAACATAACCTTCAGGACCTGTGACTTTATATCCTGTGTCTGTTTGTACAAATGTTTTAAAAGTTTCTAGTTTATCTAGTTTATCAATGACAAATTTCTTGATTTCTTGTATCTCTTTGTACAAACCTAGCATTGATTTGAACTTTGTAGCGTTATTGATTAGATAGTTTTCACTATCATATATTAATTTCTTCTTAGCAACCTGTGTCTTTGGTGTTTTTATCTTATCAGCAAGAGGTTTTACCTTACTATGATAAAAATTAGTCAAGTCTTCGAGTGCTTTTGTTGTATTTGATATAGTCTTTTGATTTTTGATTTGACTATTGAAAAACTGTTTGAGATATGAAGATACATGCCATTTAGCATCTCCTGCAGTACCAGAAAGAGTGGTTAATTCATCTAAAAAGTCTCCAGATTCAGCACACATTTTTTCTATGTTAGCAACATACTTATCAAACAACAATTCTTCTGAATGATTCAAACCAACTCTATCCATTGGAGTGTCATTATCAACAGATAACACATCAATAGATCCTTTTACCTTTGCACCAGCAACTGCTTGCATAGTTTGAAAATCAGTACCTCTATAATGTGTATGAAAAACTACACCTATCTTTGCTTTACCTGTTGCTACACCTATAGGATGATCTACAGGTATACCATACGTTATAGTGTTTGGTGTAAATGTATATAATTTCTCTCCACTAACTGTTTCTCTTTTTACATCAGTAGTAAACAGTAAATCTCCTTGAACTATACCTTGTATACCTAAAGTAGAAAAATACTTCAAAGAATATTTTAATTTTTCTGCAAGATCTCCTTCATAATATAAATCTACATCAACGTCATCGTAACATGCCTTAGAATTTTTTGCAAAAACAGATTTAGTTCCAACAAAAAACATACCACTATTAGGATCAGTACCACATACAACTGATGGTGCACCATCCCATTTAGTTTGCATAAAACCTGTACTGTTATCACATCCAAGCATCTTTCTCAGTTCTTTGAGAAAATTAACAGACGCTATACAACCATCAACTCCATAGTTGAGCATTTCATCTTCCAAATGTTCAAGGTGTTTTAGTTGAGTTACGTTTGCCATTAACTATCGTCTGCTATTTCTGTAGAATCTCCTTTATGTCCTGTTGCAACAGTCTCACCTATGATTGTATATTTTGTCTGTAACTTGTCAGGATACACACGAAGTGGATCTGCTGTAGTTCCTTTATCAGTTGTGTTTCTGATGTTAAAAACCATGTTAAATACAGGAGTCACCATATGTATATTAACACGTTTTTTCCCTCCTGTGTCACCACCGTAACTTATTTTTACATCTCTTGGAGTGGATGCTCTTTCTAAAAAATTCTTATCTATTTCTAGATGTTTAATTTTTGTTCCTCTCTGTAAATGCACATAGTGATAACCATATCCTAGAGATCCCATTATAAGTTCCTTTATTAATTGATGATTATACACTGGTCTAGTATCTACTTGATGATATTTTCTATTTCCATTTTGATATTCATTAAAAGTAGCACATAAAAATTGTTCATTCAAACCAAAAGTTCTTATTAATGCTTGTCCTTCTTTCTTTTCTATTTTTCCTGCCTTAACTTCTTCTACGGGAAATACATTAGTTTTTAATCCAAGATTAGATAGGTTGGTTGTACCACTAGTTTTAAGTGAAAGATATATTTTACGTTTTACATTATCACATTCAGTATCTAATGTTATATCAGTAACAGTAGAACCTATGTCATATCCATTAGTATATGATGCAGTTCCCACTTCCCAATGTTCACTTACTAATTTCATTGGTCTTTTTTTATTTGATTTACCCTCAGGAACTACAATAATTTTTTGACATTTTTCTAACTTATAATATTTTATTATGTCTTCGAGAAAACTTTTGTATTTATTGTTTTGTATAGTATTTGTATCAATCCATTTGTTAAGAGCGACTTCCATGTCTCTCTCAAATAAACTTCCTTGATTATTCTTTCCTTTTTTTCCTCTACTACCATCACCAAAATCTGGTCTCAATTTTGTGAGACTTAATTCTTTTGTAAGTTGTTTTATAGTAAATCCACCTTCTAACAACCTTATAATCTTACATTCATTCTTCTTACTAGAATCAAATGCTAAAGGATTTTGTACGACATCTCCATAATTTTGAAGCAAATATCTGTACAAACGCAATGCTTCTTTAGCAGATGCTTCATTCATAAATTTTACTGCTTTTCCAGCTTCTTCAAATGTAGATGGTAGGATGTCGAATGCCACTTACCTATCTCCTTTCTTCCTATTCTCAGAAAAGTAAACGTCAAAAGATCCCTCAGGATAACGCTTCTCTAGTTTCTTAACATTGGTAGCAATCACATCATCAAACGATACTTCGAGTGCCATGCATGCTTGTGCTACGTACCACATGATGTCACCAAGTTCAATGATCAGATGTTCTCTGTTGTCTTCGTTCCATGGTTTACCTTGGAATACCATCTTCTTAATGATCTCAAGGAACTCTCCACCTTCAGCATTAATCCCAACACCAGCAGTGGTAAGGCGTTCAATATTGGCACCTTCTCTGTCAAGTTCACCCAAGCGATCAACAAGAGATTTAAAATCCTTACTAGGAGTGCTTGTGACAGCATCCACGAAATGAGTGTACCTATCAAAGTCCACATGCTTTATACGTTCCATTCTGCAAATTTAGATAATCGGTTTTGTGTTTGTGAGAATTGTTGTAAGGTTTCTCCTACCTTTTCATCTTCTATATTGATGGCAGATGAATCTTCTGCTACATCATACAACCTCATTTTCGCTCTGTCAATTCCCAGAATAAATTTTCTTGAGGCAGTCGGGTCGTTGTATCTGTTCTTAAGTTGTTTGACCAAGATGCGACCCTGTTGCTCGAGCTCCTCAGTAGATATAAGGGCAAACATAAAATCAGCAGTGGCAGGGAGACCAAAAGACTCAGAAGTGTCAGTGAGATCGGGATCAGAGTTACCAAACCCACTACGAGTAGTTTGAGTGGCAGAGATAATAGGTACATTACTTTCCACAGCAAGACCCCGAAGCTCTTCAGCAATCGCTTTAACATAAGTATACGAGTTAACAACAGCACCTTTATATCTAACAGATGCACAAATGTTTAGATAGTCTATAAAGATAAGATCAGGTGCAAAATCTTTCTTCAGTTTAAGATCACTTAAGAGTGCCTTAAAATGTCCTGCATGTGCAGATGCAGTAGGGTACTCTTTAATGATCAGTTTACCTTGTGTTTTTCTAGAGATCTCATTTACTTTTGAATTAAATAAAACCTCAGGAAGTTCCATGATGTCCTTGACGTTTACGTTTAGAAGATTTGCGTCAATTCGTTCAGCAATCTTCTCCTCTGCCATTTCACATGTAATGTAGAGAACGTTGTAGCCCTGAGTGAGGGCGGAACCAGCCATGTGGCACATGAATAAACTCTTCCCGACACCTGTACCAGCAAGAGCGATGTTGAGAGTCTTGTTAGGGAGACCACCTTTCGTAATAAAGTTAAACTTTTCCAAATCAAAGGGAATTTTTTCTTCTTTCCTGTGATAAAATTCATATCTGTCTGATGATTGTTCAATGTAGTCATGTCCTATATGTTCGTCGAAGGAGACAGCAAGAGCATCCTGTAAGATGCTAGGTATAGCACCCTTGGTAAACTTAGTTTCTCCGCCATCAGCAATCTTAATAGACTGCATGAGTGCTAAGTATATAGCACGGTCTTGACACCATTTTTCTGTGGCATCTAACAACCAGTCGTAATCAACCCAATCATCAGAAAGAGAATTTATTCCCTGTACTGAATCTTTGAATGTTTCTTCTGTAAGATCTCCTCGGTTCTGGAGATTAATTGTGAGAACTTCTTTAGTAGGTACTTTATCGTACTTAGCAGCGAAGTCTGCAATCTCTTCAAATACAATTTTTTCATGGTACTCTTGGAAATAATCTGCTTTTATAAAAGGAACAACTTTTCTATAATAAGTTTCATTGTAAATGAGGTTCCTTAGAATTGATTCTTCTATTCGTTCTGTCATTCTAGTTTTAACCTCGCAAATGATTTCTCACTTAGTCTCTTCTGTATTAGTCTACCATAGTCTTCATGTAGTTCGCAACCAATATAATGTCTATTTAATGATTTGGACACAACTGCTGTTGTTCCTGATCCCATGAATGGATCTAGAACTATGTCTCCCTCTTCACTCCCTGCCTTGATACAAGGTTCAATTAAGTCAGGTGGATACACAGCAAAGTGTGCTCCCTTATATGGTTTGTTTGTTACAGTCCAAACATCTCGCTTATTTTTCCTGTCATAAGACTTGGATAACCCACTATGAGGAACCAACCCAGTACCAGGATTATGGTACTTACCTTTAGTCCTGTCTCTAGTGCCCCAGTCTTGCTTGACGGGTTCTTTAATTGCTTCATTGTTATAATAGTATTTACGATTTTTAGAAAGTAGAAAAATATATTCGTGTGATTTAGTACACCTATCTTTAACTGACTCAGGCATAGGATTAGGTTTATGCCATATAATATCCTGACGTAGATACCATCCATCTGCACGTAATGCAAATGCTAACATCCATGGTATACCTATCAAGTCCTTCTCTTTGAGACCTTCTAATTTGTTTCCTCTCTTAGCACACTTGTCAGGTAGATCTTGTTTTGTTTTACTTACAGTTTGTTTTGGTAATGCTTGTCCTTTACCAGGTCTATAGTTGTAATAACTATCACCTATGTTTACCCATAATGTGCCATCATCAGTTAAGACATCACGAACTGATCTGAATACTTCTACTAAATTTTTTATGTATTCTTCTGGTGATTGTTCCTGTCCTATCTGTGACTCTTCTCCACCGTAGTCACGCAATCCATAATAAGGTGGTGATGTGACACAAGTTCTTGCCTTGCCATCAAACTCTTTTAAAGTCTCACGACAATCTCCAAATAAAATTGTATCAACCACCATAACTATATTCCTTTCTTGCTGCCTCCTCCAGTTGTTTCATTACTCCTTCGGTAAAGTATTTTTCTGGGTCTTTAAGAATTGCAGAAGGATATACGCTGCTGCCACCAACAACGATCCTATTTCCTTTACGTTCAAAGACCCCATACTGTTCACCCAACTCCAATAATCCGTAATACTTATCCAGTCCACGTTCATCAAAATACAATCTAGTTTCAACTTTACTTCCCTCCTTTGTTAATCGAGATTTTTTTGCTTCACATTTTATTATGTTACCAACAAGTGTTGTGCCATCCTTTTCTTTCTTCTTACCAAGGTAGATGATAGTTGATGCTGCATACTTGAGTCCTGTTCCTCCACCCATTTCTTTTGTAGGTACGTAAGATCCTATTACATCATAGGTATGATTTGTCACAATCATAGGTATCTTTGCTTGACCTAGTTTCAAAGTCAATACACGAAATGCACCTTTGATTAATTGTGATTTAGTCATGTCTCTAACTTGTTTATCGTTAGCGACATCTTCCATCTCTTTAGATGTAGATAACATACCAAGAGAATCAAGAACAAACATCATTGGTTCTCTCTTTGGTTCTTTCATATACTTGTCTACGATACGACAAGCTTGTGTTCTAAATTCTTCAATAGTAGATACTGGAAACAATACCATACGTTGAGAATCAATACCACGAGACTCAATCATCTCTTTAGAGATAGCAGATTCTGTCTCAAAGTATATGACTCCTCCTTTAGGATTTGCATCTAAAAAATTACGAACAACACTTAGTGCAAAAAATGTTTTACCTGTGCTGCTCTCTCCTGCAAGTGCAGTAACTTTGTTAGAAGGTATCCCTCCATATATTGATCCGCTACAAAGAGCATTAAAAATATATGAACCAGTGTCAACATAGTTGTCTACGTCACCCGCAGCAACTCCATCACTTACTATACTAGCAAACTCATTGCCACTGTCCTTAATTACTGTATCTAAGAATCCCATTGTGTTGCTTCATCCTCATAAAAATTTACATAATCATAATCACTACTCATCATTTTTGCAAACGAACGAGCAGTTTCATAGTCCTCAAAACATTTGATGCTATCGGTATCAATCTGACCAACGACGTGGTTAGTCCAAGTGACAACATAGACTTTTCTAGTCATTCAAAGAACCTCCCTATAGTAATAACTTTTTCGTGTGTCCACCCTATACATTGTAGCACGTTTTTCAAAGGTTCCAAGAAACTCTTCTCAAATTGTGTTTGATAATCAACATATTTCTCTATACCAAATTCCTTTGGCAGTTCACCAAAGAAACTGATACAGTTTTCATGTAGAGGGTTAGGTGTTTTCAAGTACATAAACTTGATCTTCTCACCCTCCTGTATAAATGGATGCTTATGTTCTACTTTATATTTTTTGACGTACCAGTTGTATAAGAGTGCCCCTCTGACATGGATCGGGGTTCCTTTTGAGTAAATGTTTGTTGGATGTCTGTACTTGGATAGATTGTTGACTCCACGTGGGAAGGCGACTTCATCATAGGGTCGCTCCCTTGTTTCGCTGCGGACTCCATTGATGAAAGAGATAAGCTCATCATTGTCTTTGCCGATAATAATCTGAAACGCTGCATATAATTTATCCCGAAAGTATGCTGGTGTTGATGACCTAGCAGTTTCTAGACCCATGATCTTCATCTTGGGTTCATTGTATCTAACTCCTTCTGAGTCCCATACATTTAATATGTATCTTTTCTTTGCTGTCCATATACCTCTGTCTGCAATATTCTCTCTCTTCATACTCATTTTTTGTTCGTACGCTGAAACGTACGACGCCAACTCCTGATAACTCTTCTCGATAAATGGTTCCAATTTTTCTTGACATATCTTGTCAAGTAAGGAAACAACTGCTGTTTTGTCGCTAGACTTAGCAGCAAAAAATTTATCAACAAGAGGTCCAAGATTAAGATATATTGAGTCGGTGTCAGATGCGATGACATAATCTACCTTTTCTGTAGAGAGTAGTTTATTTAGGTATCTGTTCATTTTGTTCTCTATCCAACGGATAGAAACCTGTCCTGACAGTGTAATTGCTTCTGCATTTGCTGTCTTATAGTATCTAAAGTGTTCGTTGCCAATAGCACCATAGGCAGAGTTGAGAGAAATCTTCTTTGCCATTTGTATATTATTACAGCGAGCAATCTCTTTTGTAAGTTCAACAGTAGGAGTTTTTTCATACTGTTGCTTTGCTTTAATCATTCTCTTTTTGAAGATGACTCTAGAGTCATACATCTTTTTCATCATCTCTGGTAAGAAACCATGCACGTCTTTACGATACTGTGCACCATTAGCACATGTAGCAAACTGTTTATCAATCTCTACCTTTTGATTTAGAATCCCCTCAACGCTCGCACTGGGATGTCTGCTTTCCCTGAGTGTCTCTGGGGAGATATTGTACTGCATAATAAGATGAGGATACAGAGAGTTGAGATCGAAAGACACAACCCAATCATAGAATCCTGGTTTCGGTTCTTTAACATATGCTCCTGCGTATTTCTCATTCTTTGTTGCTTCTTTCTTAGGGGGTATGGCAATCCTACGTTTGTTTAACTCATTGTAGATGTAGTTGTCCCACATACGAACCTGACTGAATACATCTTCATAGTTTACCTTGGCATCATATGCCATAGTGTATGCGAGTTCAATCAATTTCATCTTGTCTTCTAGTTTATCAACTAAACGAACGTCATGGATGTTGTAATCAATAAACTTTTGCCAGTCGTTCTCATAGAACTCTTTGAATGTATCAAACTCAGAGTGATCTAGTTTCTTTTCTCCTAGTTCTACATTACAGATGTAGTCAAGACGATATGATTCCTGATTAGAATAAGTAAACTTCTTGTATAGTTCTAAGTAATCAAGTGTAGATATACCAAGTGTATCAACCGCAAATTGTTTACGACCTTTGATGAAGATCTCACGTTGTGATACCAATCTCCATGGTGATAATAATTTTACAAACTTCTCACCTAGTATACGTTCAATACGATTACAGATGTATGGCATATCAAACAACTGCACGTTCCATCCTGTAATTACATCAGGATAATTTGCTTGCCAGTAATCTAAGAAAGCATTCATCATACTTTCTTCCGATCTAAAGTGCATGTAATCAACCATAGGATCTTTGTTATCGTATGGTCTTGCACCAAACACAGTAATTCTACCAGAGAAACTATCTTTGATAGAGATAGCAAGTATCTCTTGATCAGCAGATTCTATGTCTGGAAATCCATTCTCAGCAGCAGTCTCAATATCAATATTGAATATACGAATCTTACTACTATCAAACTTTAGTTCTTCTTCTGGATGTTGTTCTGCGATGTACTGATATAAAAATCTTGTATTCCCATAAATGTCAAAGTCAGGAATTTCTTTGTATTGTTTTACAAACTCTCTTGCTTCTGATATAGAACCAAACTTATGTGGTTCTACACATTCTCCTTCTAGTGTTTTCCATTTGGAAAAGTTTTTTGTGGGCAAAAAAAGCGTTGGGTTAAAAGGAACCCGAACGCTGTATCTGTCACCATTATTGTATCCTCTTACGAGGAGACGATTTCCTGCTTGTTCAACACTTGTGTAAAACTTCATTCAAGGGATTTAATATAGTTTGCAAGTAGATCCTTACTAGGACTTACAATGGTAGTAATGTCAGTTGACCTGACTACTACCTCACGATCATCAGAGTTCTTAGGCCACTGACTTAGGTTACCTTCATAGTCTACCATAAAAGGTTGACGAAGTACACAGTCAGGATCACCAGGTAGTGTCTCACCTTCTACTTCATCAACTTGGGCAACTATCCATTCATTACTCAGTCGCAGTAGATTCGCTGCTATCTCCATCTTCCTTTACCTCGTAGAAAATTTGTTCATCCTTTAGACCAATCTCTTTTAGTCTGTCAGCATAATTCTTGACAATATTATTATCAGGATATACGACACTAATAATATGCTCACCACTAATTCTATGATCTTCAATAGGAGAATATGGACACCATCTAGAATAGTTAATAGGAATAGTTCCATCCTCATTTAGTTCTCCAAGAGTAAGTAGATATGGATACACCATTCTATACCCTGCTACCTTATCATCATCACCTTTAATCTCACCAAACAAACACAGAACACGTTCTGAGGTTGTAAGACTAACGATTCTCATATTATGATTAGTAATCAATTCTTCATTCATTTGTTAGTTCCTTTTTTTCTTGAAGTTTCTTTTCATAAGCATCTTGTAATCCTTTTTCTGGACTACTGATTGTCATAACACAATCATACGGAATCTTAAACTGCCAATCGGGAGAGTAAGGATTCCATTTACTAAACCTTACCTGATATTCCATACCAGATTGTTCAGTAAGATACTGTGGTGTGCTACCATCAAGAGTTAAAATATATGGTTCTTCCATGAGAAGACAGACTCCTTTTTTGTTGTCTCCTTCTTCATCAAAGATCTCTTTTAATTCTGTAATAACACGATCACCTGTTTTAAAGGTGACAACAGATACAGCCATATTCTAGCACCTAAAATTAAATTTGTCAAAATATATTTCCATACTTTTCATTTCTAGACATAATGTTAAATGAAATAGAAACCTTATGAGTTCCAAAAGACACCACACTATGTGGTAGAGATGATGGAAATATAATCACCTCTCCCTCTACATTGTTTTTTGTGTTGTAGTTCATCTCAAACAATTGATGTCCAAGTTGAGTAAACACTGTGCCATTCTCTCCTTCTAGATGTAAGAGATATATGCCAGAGAATGTAGACGACGGATGTGTATGTGTCTTATGCCAACACTTACCATCACGATAGACATTATACCACATAGACTGCAGTTTTGATTCCTGTGGTCTATGAACGATATTCAAATTGGGATCCTCCAACATTTGGTTGAATGGATCCCATACTACATTATGATATATTTCCTCCTCCATGTCAAGAAGAATGTTGTTCTCCTCAAAATAGTTTGTTATTGAATCTTGATACTCACCTTTATATGTGATACCAGATTCATTAGCATATATCTGAGGTAATAACTTTTTCTTTAATTGTTCATGGTCTTTAACTTTGGTATAAAAAACAAAGTTAGAAGGAAAATTATATAACATTAAAAATGTTTCTGACGTTTTTGTTTCTCTGGTAGTTCTTTCATCAATTTTATTGTGAGAAGTCCATCTTTAAAATCTACTGATTCAACCTCTACATCATCCGCCAGTTGCCAGTTACGTGAAAAGTTCTTGTGAGATATTCCTTTGTATGAATACTTCTTTTCTTCCTTAGAAGATTTGTCTGCTGAGATCGTTAAAACATTCCTTTCAGTTTCTACAGAAATGTCCCCTTGCGAAAATCCTGCAAGAGCCACCTCCAATATGGTTCTAGAATCAGATCCATTATAGATGTTGTAAGGAGGATAGTTTGTTCCTGTTCCTGCAAAAGTTTCAAGTCTGCTGAATGTTTCATCGAGTCCTAGTGTGAATGGAGTAAATTGCTCCCATGTATAGTTTACCATTGTGTCCTCCGTAAAGCGACGTAAATTAAGTGACCCTTTCGGCATCACATTAATA